TTTTTTTTATTATTATTATTATTATTATTATTATTATTATTATTATTATTATTATTATTATTATTATTATTATTATTATTATTATTATTATTATTATTATTATTATTATTATTATTATTATTATTAAAATTTTCTTTAAATTTATAAATATAATTATTAGAATTAGAATTTAAATAAGTATTTTTTTTTAAATTTAAATCTTGTATAATTTTATATTTAAAATTATAACAATATAATATAATAAATATAAATAAAAATATAAATAATAGATATGATAAATAATAATATAATTTATAATTCATTTATATATATTAACAATTTATATATATAAATTTACTAAATTATAATAAAAAATTTTTAATATTATTTATAATATTTTTATTAATTTTTCTATTATTTTTTTTATTTTTTAAATTATCTAAACAATTTTCATTTTTTTCTAATTCTTGAATTAAATTTTTAATAGTTTTAAATTCTTCAATAATAATTTGTGCTGTTATATAACTAATATCTGGAATTTGCATTAACATAATAATATTAATATTATCTTTAGTTATATTTGATTTTTTATTAGTTTTAATAACATTTTCATATTTAATATTTGTATTTAAATCTGTATTTAAATCTGTATTTAAATCTGTATTTAAATCTGTATTTAAATCTGTATTTAAATCTGTATTTAAATCTGTATTAGAATTAGAATTAGAATTAGAATTAGAATTAGAATTAGAATTAGAATTAGAATTAGAATTAGAATTAGAATTAGAATTAGAATTAGAATAATAGGGTTTTTTAGATTTATAATCTTTTAAATATTTATTAATAAAATAGAATATAATATCACCACTTTCAATAATATTAGTAGAATTTATAATAGAGAAACCTTTAAAATAACTTAAAGAAAATAAAGAAGAATATAAAGTAGTTTTTAATTTATCATTTTTATAATTTAAAATGGAACCTTCAATTAAATAATATATATTATGATTATGTAAATTTGTAGAATTTAAACGTGAAGATTGTTCTTTATATCGTCCATCTTTAATAGATGACTCTAAATCTTTTAAAGATTTTCTTTCAATAACTAGTATATTTTCATTTAAGTTTTCATCGTATAATATAAAATCGCCATAATCTAAATTTTTAATATTAATATTAATAGTTTGATTATTATCAAATAATTTATTAATATAATCTATTAAATTTTTTGGTTCTCTATTATCAATAAATAATATCATATTATAATAATTTTTTGTTTATTTTTAAGTTTATTTTTAAGTTTATTTGAATTAATAATATTATTTATAATTAATTAATAATATTATTTATAATAAATTTATAATATTATTTAATATACAAATAATTTGTTTTAATTTAACATACGAAGACGTGGAGGGTCATAGTAAATTAAAGCTTTTGGTCCAATATATGATATACATTTAGTAGCGTTATTAATGCCTTTATTATATCCGCAACCATTTGCAATATCAGTAGAATTTAATGAAGCTCCGGTAATCCAATCTACACCATTAGCAGCTGTTCTTTCGTATTTATATCCGGGTATAGATGTAACCCAAGGTCTTAAACAAACATTAGAATTTAAACCAGCCATAGAACCAAAAACATTAGTGTTATTAGTGTATGAATTAGATGAACCAATTAAATATCTTTTAGACATTTTATATATAATAATAATATAATTTTTTTTATATAAAATTAAATTTAAAAATAAAAAATTGTTTAAAAAAAAATAATAAAAATTTATAAAATAAAAAATTGTTAAAAAAAAATAATAAAATTAAATTAATAATAAATATTAATAAAATGAGTATTCAAGATATAAATAGTGATACAGATTCAGATATAAATATGGAAATAGAACATTTAAATTTTAATATAGATAATAAAGTTTTAAATGAGGAATTATTATTAAATCCATATAATCCTTTAAACAAAGAAATAGAGGAACATAATATATTAGAGATATTTAATAAATATGGTATTTTTACTAAACCTTTTAATATAAATTTATATAAGAGGGCATTTATACATTGTTCTTATACAAAAAAACCTAAATTAGAGAATGAGGAGGAATTAAATATAATATTAGTGGATAAACCGAATGATTGTTATCCATTAAAAACGAAATCGAATGAAAGATTGGAATTTATAGGTGATGGAGTATTAGAATGTGTTACAAAATATTATTTATATAAACGTTTTCCAAAAGCGGATGAAGGTTTTATGACAGAAAAGAAGATAGCATTAGTAAAGAACGAACATATAGGTAAATTGGCATATGAATTAGGATTACATAAATATTATATAATATCAAGACATGCAGAGGAGAAGAATATAAGAACGAATTTAAAGAAATTGGGATGTTTATTTGAAGCATTTATAGGCGCGATATTTTTAGATTTTAATAGAATATCGGTAGAGGATGAGAATGGTTGGTTTAAAAATATATTTAATACAGGTCCGGGGTTTCAGATGTCACAGATATTTATAGAGAGAGTATTTGAGAGACATGTAGATTGGACGAAATTAATAATAAATGATGATAATTATAAAAATAAGTTACAAGTAATAATTCAAAAAGAATTTAAATTAACGCCAGATTATGTAGAATTAAAGAATAAATTAAATGAATATGAGGATATAAATGATAAAACATATATAATGGGATTATATATAAGTTTTGGCTGCAATATACATAATGCGAATATAGAAGAATCGATATCATTAACAGAAATAAAATCATTTAAAGAAATTCATAATAAATTAGAATTAAATCCAAAATTATTAATATTTTTGAGTAAAGGAGAACATAAAATAAAGAAAAAGGCGGAACAAATAGCGTGTGAATATGCTATACAATTAATAGATAAATTAAGTTAAATATAAATATAAATATAAAAATAAATATAAATAAAAATTATATAAATAAAAAAGAATAATATAATTTATAATGGATAGGGTGGAACAATTAAAAAGAATTCAAGAAGAGGGGTTAGAATTATTTAAAAAGAAGAATGTGGATTATGGAGATGCATTTTCGAAATTTGGTCCTATAGGTGTATTAATGAGAATAGAAGATAAATTGCAACGATATATTTCGGTTACAAAGAATGGAATAAATTTAGTAAAAGATGAAGGTTTAAGAGATACATTAATAGATTTACATAATTATTCGGCTATGGCTTTAATGTTAATAGATAATTAAAATGGATAATTAAAATGGATAATTAAAATGGATAATTAAAATGGATAATTAAAATGGATAATTAAAATGGATAATTAAAATGGATAATTAAAATGTATAATTAAAATGGATAATTAAAATGGATAATTAAATATATTATTTTTTTTTTAAATAAAAAATAATATTAAAATTTGAACTTAAAGAAATAATATTAAAATTTTAATTTAAAGAAATAATATTAAAATTTTAATTTAAAGAAATAATATTAAAATTTGAATTTAAAGAAATAATATTAAAATTTGAATTTAAAGAAATAATATTAAAATTTGAACTTAAAGAAATAATATTAAAATTTGAACTTAAAGAAATAATATTAAAATTTGAACTTAAAGAAATAATATTAAAATTTGAACTTAAAAAAATAATATTAAAATTTTAATTTAAAAAAATAATATTAAAATTTTAATTTAAAAAAATAATATTAAAATTTTAATTTAAAGAAATAATATTAAAATTTCAACTTAAAAAAATAATATTAAAATTTCAACTTAAAGAAATAATAAGATTATAGATTTATTTATAAAATTATATATATTCTTTTAAATTATATATATATAATTTAATATAATGTCAAATTCTAATGATATATTAGATAAATTATTAGTAAAACCATTACCAAAAAAAACACAACAATTTAATATTTCTATAGAAAAACCGCAAGAGAAAATAAAAACAACTCAAAAATTTATAGATAAAAGAGATGAAAATTTAGTAGATCCAAAAGAATTTATAAAAAAATTAGGAAATATAGGAATAATTAATAAATCAGAAAAAGGAATAAAATCACAAAATATTAAAGAATTAGATAAAATTAAAAAAATTAAAAAAGAAATAGAAAAAAATAATCCATTTTCTAATATTAAAATAATAAATATAAGAAAAACTAATAAAACTTTTTATATAACATCTTTAAATGATAATCCTACATCTATAACTGATAATATTAATAAGAAAAAAAAAAGATTTACTTTAAAACCTACATCAATAGATGAAAGTTATGTATTAGATTATGATTTAAAAATAAATGATATAGCTATAAAAGATAGAATTAAAAATAAATATGATGATGAAACTATAGTTTTAAAAGCTTCTCCTTATTATTTATATAATAGAGAGATATTTATAACATTTATAAATAATTTATTTGATAAATTTAAAGATGAAATATTAAAAGAAGAAAAAGATTTAAAAGAAGGACATACTACTATTAGTTGTGATAATCGATCTCAAAAAGATTTTTCATTATTAATACATCAAAAAATAGTAAAAGAATATTTAAATTTATATTCTCCATATAGAGGTTTATTATTATATCATGGTTTAGGTTCAGGTAAAACATGTTCTTCTATTGCTATAGCCGAAGGTTTAAAAAATAACAAACAAATTATAGTTTTTACACCAGCATCATTACAAAGAAATTATAAAGATGAATTAAAAAAATGTGGAGATTATTTATATAAAAGAAAACAATATTGGGAATTTATAAATACTGAAAATAATCCAGAATATATAAAACCTTTAAGTAATATATTAAAAATTCCAGAAGAATATATTAAAAAAAAAGGCGGAGCGTGGTTAATAAATATTAAAAAATCTCCTAATTATGAAGATTTGGGAGAACATCAACAAGATATAAATGCACAAATAGATATGATGATTGCTTATAAATATTCTTTCATTAATTATAATGGTTTGAGAAATGATAGTATAAATTATTTAACTTTAAATAATACAATAAATCCATTTACAGATAAAGTAGTAATAATAGATGAAGTTCATAATTTTATAAGTAGAATAGTAAATAAAATGAAAAAACCAAATTCTATTTCTATTAAATTATATCATTTACTAATGGAAGCAGAAAATTGTAAAATAATATTATTATCTGGAACACCTATAATAAATTATCCAAATGAAATAGGAATAATATATAATATATTAAGAGGTTATATAAGAACATATAATTATAAATTATTAGAAAATGATAAAAATTTAGATATTCAAAAATTATTAAAATTATTCAAAGAGGAAAATATAGATAATTCGATAGATGATATACAATTTAATAGTGTAACACAAAAATTATTAATAACTAAAAATCCATTTGGATTTGTAAATGTAAATAAAAAAATGGAATATTCAAAAGATGAAATAACAAATGCTATTGAATTTGATGAAAAAATTAAAAAAGTATTATTAAAAAATAATATTAAATTTTTAAATGATAAATATAATCACGAACATATACAAAATTTTAAAGCCTTACCAGATGATTTAGAAGGTTTTAAATTTGAATTTATTGATCCAAATAACAAAATAAAAAATAAAAATAAATTAATGAAAAGAATAATAGGTTTAACATCTTATTTTAGATCGGCTCAAGAAAATTTAATGCCCAAATTGATAACCAATAATAATAAAGATTATCAAATAGTATATATAGAAATGAGTAACGTCCAATTTGGTATATATGAAAGGGCTCGTATAGATGAGAGAAGTTTTCAAAAAAATATGAATAGAAAAAAAAATAGTAAAAAAAATGTAACAACCGAAGATATATATAGTGATGAAATATCAACATATAGAATTTTTTCACGTTTATTTTGTAATTTTATATTTCCTGAAAAATATATTAAAAGACCTATGCCTAAAACAAATGAAAATATAGAAGAAGCATTAAATGATATGAATGAAGCATTTAAAGATGAAAATTTAAATTTGGATAATATAATAGATGATAGAAAAATGGAAGATGATATAAAAGAAGAAGATAGTTTAATAGATAATGAAGATATAGAATTGATAAAAAGTAAAGAAAAAGATATTAAAGATATGTCATATGCAGAAAGAATGAAAAATGCATTAAATGAATTGGAAAAAGGTTCAAATAAATTTTTAACAAAAGAAGCATTAAAAATGTATAGTCCTAAATTTTTAAATATTTTAGAAAATATTGAAGATAAAGAATTTGAAGGAATACATTTAATATATTCTCAATTTAAAACATTAGAAGGTATCGGTATATTTAAATTAATATTAAAAGAAAATAATTTTATAGAATTTAAATTAAAAAGAAATGAATTAAAAGAAATAGAATTAGATGTGAAGGAAGAAGATTATGGTAAATTAATGTTTGCCGCATATACCGGCGACGAAACACAAGAAGAGAAAGATATAATAAAAAATGTATTAAATAATAATTGGTTAGTAGTTCCTACTCAAATTTTAAATAAAATTAAAAAAATCGCTCCTAATAATTATTATGGTAATGTTATTAAATTACTTATGATTACATCTTCAGGAGCTGAAGGTATAAATTTGGAAAATGTTAGATACGTCCATATTACCGAACCTTTTTGGCATCCTATAAGAATAGAACAAGTAATAGGTCGTGCTAAGAGAATCTGTAGTCATCATAATTTACCTGAAAATTTAAGAAATGTTAGAGTATTTTTATATATAATGAAATTTTCTAAAGAACAAATAGAGTCGGATAATTCTATAGAATTAAGAAGACACGATAAATCAAAATTAATAGATCCTGAAACTAATGATTATGCAGTCCATACAACAGATCAATATTTATATGAAATCTCTATGATAAAAGAAAATATAAATAGAGAGATATTAAAATGTATTAAAGAATCAGCAATAGATTGTATTCTTCACTCCACTACAAATAAAAAAGAAAATTTAAAATGTTTTTCAATAGGTAATCCAAATTTGGAAAAGTATATATATAATCCAAATTTAAAAGAACAATTAAATGATAAAGCTGAGGAATTAAATATGAAGAAAGAAACATTAAAATTAGCTGAATTAAAAGGAACAAAATATGTATATAATAAAGTTGATTTAAAAGTATATTATATAGATCCAGAAAATCCTAATCAAGAACCAATATATAAAGGTTATATTAAACAAATAAATAATAAGAATGTATTCATACCTTTTATAAATGAAAAATGAAAAATAAAAAATAAAAGAGAGAAAAAATGAAAAAATAAAAAAATTTATATTTTCAATATTTCTCTCATATATATAATTCGTATTTTTATAAATTCAATTTCAATTTCAAAATAGAATTTATAACTTTTTTAATTTAATAAAAGAGAGAAAAAATGAAAAATAAAAAAATTATATTTTCAATATTTCTCTCATATATATAATTCGTATTTTTATAAATTCAATTTCAATTTCAAAATAGAATTTATAACTTTTTTAATTTAATAAAAGAGAGAAAAATGAAAAATAAAAAAATTATATTTTCAATATTTCTCTCATATATATAATTCGTATTTTTATAAATTCTATTTCAATTTCGAAATAGAATTTATAACTTTTTTAATTTAATAAAAGAGAGAAAAACGAAAAATAAAAAAATTATATTTTCAATATTTCTCTCATATATATAATTCGTATTTTTATAAATTCTATTTCAATTTCGAAATAGAATTTATAACTTTTTTAATTTAATAAAAGAGAGAAAAAATGAAAAATAAAAAAATTATATTTTTAATATTTCTCTCATATATATAATTCGTATTTTTATAAATTCAATTTCAATTTCAAAATAGAATTTATAACTTTTTAAATTTAATAAA